AAACCGCCACGCTCATAGCGTCTCATATGTCCCTCACAAAGAGCTAAAAATTTTCTTTTACCAGCCATACTTATATTTATGCATTAAAGTAAAAAATACCTTTATTGTCGTTTTTAGTCATTAGTGAGCTGCTCCACCAGGTTGGTAGCCACCCTCTGCCTCTGCGTCTTGGGTTAGCTTTTGCTCGTAACTGTCTGGCTTCCACTCTTGATCTTCACTACCATAAAGCTTAGCAAGTGCATCGCGAGCTTCTGGCTTAAGATTACCATCTTCTGTAGTAGCGCGTTTAAGAATCTCGTGATCAGACAGATGTCCTGTACTATCTTCAGCTGCTTCTTCTGGAGAGTTATAACCATCGTCATGAGCTAACGCTGCAGCAGCTTGATCAGCCACTCCCATACCTTGCATCATATGCGCTCCACCTAACAGTGAGCTTTCGTTATATGCCTCAGCGAGCATTTCCATGTCTTTACCAAAACTTCTATGTTGTTTACCCATATATTTATTTATGGTCTTTATAAATAATTCTATACCTTATTATAGAAAAATCTAATGATAGGAAAGTATAAACTAGATTTGCTATTAAATATAGTTAATGGCTTTAATAAAAATAGATTCAGTAGCAGTCTCCGATAGAGATAATAACGCCTTAAAAGAAAATTACCTTTATAAAGATTTATTTTTAGATATAGATAATAGAGTTTCTTATAATAATCAATTAAATCGAACGGAAGAACTAAAGGATGTTTTGGGTTTATTTGATATAGAGGCTGTAAAAACCAGTATAGCTAATGCGCTTTTAACTTCACCCGGGGAGAAGATTTTAAATCCAGAGTTTGGTGTAGATTTAAGGAGATTTATTTTCGAACCGATTGATGAGGATACTGCAGAGGATATTCAAGATGATATTGAAGATAATCTACCCAAGTGGGAGCCTAGAATTAATTTAGAGAATGTCTTTGTAGAGGCTGATGAAGACCAGCAGGAATATAAAATAACACTTCAAATTAATATACCGTCGCTAGATGTATACGGGCTATCACTTAGATCAGTATTAAATAGTAACGGATATAACTTCTTATAAAAATGGCTAACAAAAATAACAAATTTTTAGATTTTAATTTACCGCAGGATGCATATGCGACTTTTGATGCAGTAAGTTTAAAAAGTTTTATTATTGATCGTTTAAATGAAAATGAAAAATTTACTGATCAAAATTTTGAGGGGAGTAATTTAGCGGCTATTATCGATATAATTGCTTATTCCTACCATATACTACTATTTTATTTAAACAACACAGCTGCTGAGTCGACTTTTGATCAGGCTACTCTTTACGAAAACATGAATAAAATTGTAAAGACTATAGGGTACAAGCCGACGGGTAAAAAAACTTCTTTAGCTTCTATAAACGCTACTGCTGATAGCAGTTTAGCTGCTGGTAATTATACTATAAGAAGAAATTCCTTTTTTCTGGTAGATGATATTTCGTATGTGTTTAATAAGGATTATAGTTTTACTGTTGCTGAAGCTAAGACACAAAAACTTCCGGTATTAGATAATAATGTTGTATTATACCAAGGTACAGTAAGCGAGTACCCTGATTATACCGCGCAGGGCGAAAAATTTGAAACTTTACCTATAGTAGTAGATAATATTTTAGATAGTAACGATAGGAGATTTATAGCAGATGATTCTTTATCTGTTTATGTTAAAGAGGCCGGGAGTGGTACGTATTACGAATATAAAGAGACAGAAAGTCTTTATATTAAAGATAGTAATACCAGGGTTTATGAAAAGCGATTAAACGAAAATGGTCACTTTGTTATAAAGTTTGGTGATGGTGTATCTGGTAAAAAGCTAAGCAAGGGTGATACTGTGTCAGTAAATTATATTTTATCTGACGGGTTAAGGGGGACTATAAGTAAGAATGCTATTAATGGAAATAAGCTGTTTTCGTATGACAGTTCACGGTGGAGACAAATATTTGACGATACATATACCAACAAAGACACGACTACTTATATTTCTGCTACAAATAATTCATTACTGACTTTTAGTAATCCTTCACCTTCATCGCCTTTAACAGACGAAGAAACAGTTGAAGAAATAAAAGCAAATGCTCCTAGAATATTCAGCGCCCAACAAAGATTAGTTTCTATAATAGACTATGAAGCTTTTATTAAAAAGAATTTTAGCAATATTCTAATTGATAGTCATATAGCTAACAATACAGCATATATAAATGAATATATTCAATATTTTTATGACATCTGTGTAGATCCAGATAAATCTAACAGAGTTTTAATTAACCAGATAAACTTTGCAGATAGCTGTGATTTTAATAATGTAAATATTTTTACGGTCCCGAGATTTAAGATAATCAAAGACGGTGACTATCCGCCATTTTTAAGTACTGCTCTTAAAAACTTTCTCGTTGATACTACTATAGAAAGAAAAGCTCTTAGTCATGAAGTCGTCCCACGAGATCCTATTTATATGGCTTTTGATTTAGGATTTTCTAATCAAGCTGAAATAGTACCTGAGATTTCTGCAGAAACTAAATTTAGAATAGTTAGAGAAGCCAGTAATAAAATTAATAAAGAAGTTTTAAAATCATTAGTATTATCAGTTATTTTAAAATTCTTCGACCCTAATAATAATTTATTAGGAACAAAAGTTAGTCTTTCAAATTTAGTTTCTGAGATTTTAAGCATAGAAGGGGTTAAACGGGTAGAAACCAAAAATGTAAAAGAGAGTGTATCGTTTAGTGGAATTTCGTTTGTTTCATATAACCCTCTATACCCGGACGCGGATATAAGCCTAGTTAATCAAGATTTAACTTTACCGTTTTTTAAGTTTCCGTTTTTAATTAATCCTAATTCTTTAGCTAATAAGTTAGAAGTAATAGATGAGTAATATTGATACAACTTATGCTTTATTTAAGGTACTAGATTATAAGAAAGAAAATGTTTTATCTTCTTACAATCTTTCTATTACACCGTTAACGTTTACAGCAGACATACCTGCAGGATGTGGTATTAGGGTAGCTTTAAATGATACCACTGCTACTTTTGATCTTGGTGATGGTACTTTGGTTAACTCTACCACAGCTATTCACACCTATGAATTACCTGGTACATATAAGGTAAGAATGATATTAAGAGATTGTCAAAATAAAAATATTCTTGGCTCCTATTCTACCGATGTTAATATTTATAATTACATAGACGACACATTTACGGTAGATATTACCGGGGATACGTTCCCCCTTTCTGCAGGTGAGTTTTCTAAAACAGTAGATATTACTAATAAGAGTCCTTTTTTTCAAGGAAATAATGATATATTTTATAGTGTCTCAGGAACAGGGTTACCTAATTATTTTGATTTTACCCCTTATAAATTTAATCATCTAAAAAGATATCATTCATTTTATGAAAGGAAATATATTGATACCTTAAGTGCGTACGAATTTAATGAAATATCTAAATTTAGTCTAAGTTCAAATAATATCTATGTAAAGCTTTCTGGTACCGAAATTATAAATAGTAATAGTACAGAAGAAGGTAGTGTTTTAGCCGGGTTATCTGGGAAGAATATTTATTTTTTTAATACAGATTCTGCTACTGACAGTCCTATATTAATAAATCTATTTAAGGATAGGAAAAAGATATTTAGTAGAAATAAGGAGGGCGGTTATTCTCTTAATGATTATAATAACAATTTATATATAACATTAACTGCAGATGTTGGTGTAACTAACTTATCGGCAAATTTATCTAGTACAAACGCAACTTCTAACGGATTAGACAGTGAAGGTTTTGAAGAAGCTACTATTTTTGGAATAAACCCAGTACAATTTAAAGGAGTTCGAATACCATTTTTAGTAAAGCCTAAGAGCGTTACAAACTTTACTGTAAAGGATTTATCTGCTGTAGGTACCCCGGATTTTACTTTAACAGACGAGGATGATGCTGCTATTAATACTAGCTACTATACTATTGAAAGTTTATCAAGCTCTATAGAGGGTGTAGATACTAAGTTCTGGTATTACGGAGGACTAACTTTTAATGATTCGCTTTCTACCCAAGTTAATACGTTG